AGATTATATGTCTAGGTTGGGCCTTCGACGACGATGACCCTCAAATATGGATTCCGGATATGGAGTTTCCGGAACGGGTTCTGGAATTTATAAGTTCCGGCGCTCGCCGGTCGCTGCATGCCCATAACGCCCAGTTCGAGCGCCTGATAACCCGGCATGTATTACCGCGCTATATAAAATTTACGCAGCCGCCCCTCGAAGCCTGGAACTGTACCGCGGCACAAGCCCGGGCCAGGAACCTGCCGCCGGCGCTGCAGGATTTAGGTGCCTGCCTGACATCGATGCGAGAGACTACATGAATTTCCAGAAAGACAAACGCGGCCGAGAATTAATAAAACTGCTCTGCATACCCGATCACAATGACGAGTTTTGTTTTGACCGGGGGCTGCTGAAAGAGATGTACACATATTGTAAGCAGGATGTCATTGCCGAACGCCACGCGGCGAAGCTGACGGTCCCCCTGACCGACGACGAACATCGGGACTGGTGTCTGGTCGAAAAAACAAATGACCGGGGTCTGAGAGTTGACGTCGATCTGGCCAGAGCAGCGACGGGCTACGCCGAGAACGAACTCGAAGAGATCTCCTGCAAAATAGAGAAAGTTACCGGCGGTGTCATTACATCGCCGCGCCAGTTTGTAAGAATTAAGGATTATTTATCGCCTTATATGGAAGCGGATAACGGCATCCGTAACGCGATGACGGTTGTAGAGACTGACCGCCGATCGGGCGAGGTTAAACGCCGCATCGCCTGTGATCGCAACGTGCGTTTAAAACTCCTGGATCTGGAAGAGCAGCAGCCGGGGGTTCTACCGGCGAATGTAAAGTCTTTAATAGAGCTGCTTGAAGAGGCCGGCAGCTCATCGGTCCATAAGTACCGGAATATGGTACAGCGTGCGTGCATCGACGAGCGGGTCAGAGGGGCCTATATCTATTCCGGCGCCTCGCAGACCGGCAGACACTCAAGCGTCGGTCTCCAGGTGCATAACCTGCCGAGTAAGAATGTATTAAAAGACCTGGACCTGGACGCAACACGCAAAAAAATAGTGAGCGGTGCGTCTCTAAGCGACGGTGTTATGGCGACGCTGAAAAGTACACTGAGGTATTCCATCATGGCCGATCCGGGGCACTTGTTTGTCGTCGCGGACTGGCGCCAGATAGAGGCCGTCATGCTGCCCTACCTGGCAGAAGACCCCGATGCGAATAGGGTTCTGGATGTTTTCCGCCATCAATTTCAAAACCCCGAGGCGCCGGACATTTATGTGGTGCAGGCAGCCCATATATTTAAGATACCGTTTGCGGAGGTCACAAAGTCGCAGCGGCAGATCGGCAAGGTTTGTGTTCTGGCTCTTGGTTTTGGAGGGGGGCTGAAGGCGTTCCAGAGCATGGCCCGCTCGTACAGCATTTCTATATCGGACTACGACGCCCATTGCGTTATAAAATCGTGGCGCCGGGGCAACCCATGGGCACAGCGTTTTTGGTACGCCCTCGAGGCCGCGGCGCGTTCTGCGGTCAAGTACCCCTCGGAAATGTACGAAGTGGGTAAAATAAAATATTGTGTACCGGAGGAAGGTTCTCCTCTTTACTGCGAGCTGCCGTCCGGGCGTGTTCTGTCCTACCCGGATCCACAACTGGAAATGGCGGACGGCCCAAACGGGGCAGAGCACGAGCTCACATCAATCAAACCGCAGTGGAAACCGAAACGCGGCGAAACCGAATGGGGACGCATAAATCTGTACGGTGGACTGCTGGCGGAAAACTGTACCCAGGCTGCAGCTAATTGTCTATTGAGAAACGCCATGCGCCTGGCCGATGAGGACGGCTGGCCTATAGTCGCAACAACGCATGATGAGATTGTGATCGAGGTGCGGGACGGCGAGATCGAGGATGCCATGGAGGGCCTGGAAGCGATTATGAAAACGCGCCCCTCCTGGGGTGAGGACATACCGCTGGACTGTGGACTCTGGTCCGGGACGAGGTATTGTAAATGAACAACATTTTAAATAGGAGTACTGAAATGAGACCTGATGAAATAACGAGACCTGAAAATATTTCATATAAAGATAAGTGGTGCCCGTTCACCAGATCTTTGCACCTCGATATCGACGATAATGGAGGGGGTACAGCAGCCGGCGTAAACCGGCGGGGTCCCGAAGACAACCCCGAGTTCGCCAGATGCATTGGGCCACGCTGCATGATGTTCAGGGGTGATGCGTTCGGTTACCACCATAATAACGACCGCACCGAGCCCGAGCAACATCCGGAATACTGCGGTTTGGTAGGAAAGCACCTCTACGCATGACCGTCAGTTCAGAGACATTTATAGGCGCCATCTTCGACGGTCTGGAGCCTGATGAGTATGTGCTGTTGGCCTGCCAAAAAAACAAGAGCAACGGCCAGGACCCTTATTTCGCACATGCACCATGGTCTCAACGTCGAGTGGAAATGTGGGGGCGTGGGCGTTTGGTAGGCGGGATATTTTTTAATGTCTCCACGGTGAAAGCCCCCGCGCCAGGAGAGAAGTGGCGCCGACGTCAGCAAGACTGTGTTTGCTCCTATGTTGTTGTTCTCGATGATATCGGCACAAAGGTCTCGGAACACCCGCCGATCGAGCCCAGCTACAAGATAGAGACATCCAAAGGTAACTACCAATGGGGGTATATTATAGAGCCCTACGACGATCTGGGGCGCTACGAAAGCATAGTCGAGGGCCTGGGGGAGCTCGGTTTTACGGACAAGGGGGCAGGAGGCTACAACCGGCTGATGCGTATCCCGGGTTCGGTCAATACCAAACTGGGGAGGGATAATTTTATCTCGACGGTGACCGAGTGGGAGCCGAAAAGGATCTTCGACCTCGAGAAACTGGCGGTCGACCTGGGCGTCGATCTCAATAACCTGGGGGTAAAGAAACAGCCGACAGCTTCCAGGGCGAACGGCAATTTACCTAATGTATCGATTCTGGACCCGTTGGAGATATGGCTGAATGATAACAAGCATGTTGTAGATGACACCGGCGGTGATTTTATTACCATTAAATGTCCCTGGGGCGACGCCCACACTACGGGCGAAGACACTGCGGGTTACTCACCTCTGGGGCGGGGGGACGGTGAATGGGTCGAGCGCCGGGGTTTTAAATGCTTACACGAGCATTGTGTAGACCAACACTTCGCTGAATTTAGAGACTGGGCGGTTGCTCGAGGAGGTCCCGACGTCGCCGGCGTGGATCCGCTGCCCTGGCTGCAGGACAGATATACCTTTGTCGCTTCGGGAAAGGAAATTGCCGATATGTACCAGAGACAGTATGGCGGTACCTGGCGGTACGGCCTCGAGGAATGGTCGATGGCAAACTATCGAAGGATATACCATCCCGATCACGATCGACCGGTGTTAATCAAGACCGCGTTTCTCGAGCACCCCGATACCCGTAAAGCGGATGCCCTTGCTTATGTCCCGACTGCCGAGGGTTTTACGACACTCTTCGAGCAGCCGGTTGTTAATACCTATGTAGAGCCGACCCATTTAGAGACTGATCAGGAACCAAAGATCTTTCTCGAGCATATGGCGTATTTGCTGGGCGACAATAAAGATCTTTTTCTCGACTGGTTGGCCTATAAAATTCAGAAACCCTCCAGACGATCCTACGCGATTGTCATGGTTGCCGATAATGCCTTCGGGACAGGCCGCTCGTGGATCCGCGCGATGCTCGATCGAGCACTGCAGGGTAAGGTCAACTCGGGCAACCTCTCTCAATTGATAGGTAAAGGCACCAGCGGTGAAAACAACTTTAATGACTGGGGCGCGGAATGCCAGTTTCTGGTAGTCGAAGAAGCGAAGGACATGGATCCGTCCGATTTTTATAAGTCCTACGAAACATTCAAGCAGCGCATCGACACCAGGCCGGTCGCATTCAGATGCAATCCCAAGTATGGCAAAACCAGAGATGACTTCATGTATTTCAACTGCCTTATTTTTACCAACCACAGTGACGCCATGATTATCCCTGAAGCCGATCGGCGTATTTGCGTGCTCGAGAACCCAGACGAGAGGAAAGACTATGCGTATTACGATCGCCTGGAAGCTGCTCTCGATTCCGATGAGCCGCAGAAAGTGTACTGGTATTTGAAGCGCCGGGACATTTCTGAATTTGATCACGTTTATCCGCCGATGACCGACGCCAAACTTAAAATGATTGATCAGTCAAAGAGCCCGATTGACGATGTGATGGACATGGCACTGGAAAAGCTGACCGGTGATATCATCACAAAAAAAGTTTTATCAAAAGCGCTACGGGCCGCGGCCCGGGAACTGGAGTACGCTAAACTGGAAAGTGAGCCGGGGTATATGGTGGCTCGACTATGGCGCAAGATCGGGAGGCTTCGTCCCGAAGATAAAAATGGTGCCCGTTACACCCTGAATAGCAAGCAGGATGAGCTGCGGGCCATCAGAAATAGGGAAAAATGGATAGAGGTTGATCGGGGTCGTAACGAGAAAGCACTTGTCGACGAGCTGAACCTAAACATGGAGGAGGCGTTCAGCGCTACAAATTTCCCTAAATAGGAGCGTTTTTCCCTAACCGTCCCTAATCGGTTTTGAGTGATACCAAGTGTTTGGCCATGTCCCTAGAGCACTAGGGAAAAAGGGAAATGTTTTATTAAAAGGGGGAGAAGGAAAAGAAAGAATTCAGACTAATTTTAATAGACATAGGGGGAAATTCCCTAAACCCCTAGTCCCTTTTTGAGAAGTGTAATGGAAAAGCGGCGTAACCCGATAGCGCGTAATTTAAGAGACCCGATGTTCGGGCAGCGGATAGTCCGCAGTAAAAAAGTCTACGACAGGAAAGCGAATGAAGATCATATGACCGATATTGATGAAACCGACATAATTCTTCAGGAAACCATGAAGGCGGGGGAGCACCGGGCGCGGCGTCGATCGCTTCTTGAACAGTGGCTGGTGAATGACGAGATCACCCAGGCCATGCACGATGCCGGTCTGCGTTTTGAGCTCGACTTCGAAGGATCACAGATGCGGGACTATTACGGAACGTATATGCAGGAGAGGGTTTCGGGCAGCGGGCATCAACGTGAAAATTTTATCGCAAGCGTACTGCATGCACGGAAACGGGTGAACGCTGTACTGGATGCGCTTGGAGGCATAGCGGGTGCGGTGTTATGGGATTGTCTTGGCAATCAGATGTCGCTGCGGGAGCATGCGACGCGGCAGCAATGTAACGGCAAGGCGCTCAATACGCATCAGGCCAAGGGCCGGCTGATTGCGGCACTAGACATGCTGGCACGGTGTTACGGTTTTAACTGAATTCTGACAGTAACTTCATGCCGTGTAAGCGGCGGTCGGGAAACGCCTTCGGGCGGGGTGCGGGGTTTGCGGGGTTTGCGGGGTGTAAAATCGACGCATATAAGATTGACGTTCAATGGGTAACGTCCATTTACCAGGGGGTGAAAACAAAACCCGCAAACACCGCAAACACCGCAAATCCCCCGTCACTTCGCTTGTTTATAGCCTTATTCTCTCCGACGTCATCCCCTGATCACCGGAAATTAAAGGCGTGTCCAATGCGTCCAATGCGTCCAATGTGTCCCATGTGGTATTACGAAAAAGTATTTTGCAGAAAATTGTTTTTGCCACCTCCGTATCTCGAGAAAGCAGCACGACATCTATATATAGTAATTGTTGACAGTGAAACACAACATATAGTAGTTTAAGCTAGTTTCTCAGGATATTGTGAGCAGGTTGCCTTCTGGCTTCGTCTCCTCGGCAGCCGCAGCTCCTTCATCTTGAGAACCTACCTCCCTGTTTTGATAACTAGACCGCTTCAAAATGTCCATTTTGAGGCGGTCTTTTTTTAAAGGTAATTCGACACTTTGATGCGACCGTACGACCAGTTCAAAAAACCGCAGGGCCCGGCCTCGCGATTCCAAAACAGAAAGTGCCTTATGTGTTCGACCGAATTCATGTCAAACCATTTTGGCGAACGGGTTTGCCGTGAGTGCAAGAAAACGCCCCTCTGGAAACAGGCCAGCATGGGGACATAAGGCATGTTTGATATGAAGGAAGTAATGCTGGCCTTTGGAGCCCTCACAATCTTTGCGTTCGTCTTCTGGTGGATGTCAGTGGTCTGATGCCGGCATTGAAAAACCAGAAGTGGGAAATGTTTGCGCAAGGGCTGGTTGAAGGCAAATCTGCAGATAAGGCTTATCAGGATGCCGGCTATAAAGCGAACCGAGGCAACTGCATAAGGCTGAAAGCAAATGAAAGCATCGTGGCCCGTGTTCAGGAGCTGCAGATATCTCATGTTCAGCGTCATAACGTGACCGTTGACAGTCTGACGAATGAGCTGGAGGACGCGAGACTTTCGGCAATGGATGGCTCAAGAGAGTCGGCTGCGATCTCCGCAACTATGGGGAAAGCAAAAATTCACGGCATCGGCGCCGAGAGACATGAACATTCCGGTCCTGATGGCGGTGCTATCGAGTTCGATGTTTCGGATCTCGAGCTGGCTAGACGCATAGGCTTCATGCTTTCCAAAGGCACAGATGCCGCAGACCCTTGATGAGATCCTCTCGAGGCTCAACGGACTGCCGGCAAATGAAAAGGCACTCATAGCCGAGCAGGTTCTCGACCGAACAAAAAACGAAATATGGATGCCCAACATCGGGCCGCAGTCCGACGCCTATTTCTGCAGGGCCGACGTTCTCTTATACGGCGGGCAGGGCGGCGGAGGAAAAACCGATCTGATTGCCGGCCTGGCATTAACCCAGCACCAGCGAACACTATTAATGAGACCGCAGTATACGGACCTCGGTGCATTGATCGAACGCGTGGTCCAGATTGCCGGCACAAGAAAGGGACTGAACTCGGCACCGCCGGCACAGTTCAAGTTCAACGATCGCGTTATTGACTTTGGCGCTGCCGCAAAAATGGACCGTGCCGAGACCTGGCAGGGCAACCCGCACGATCTTCTGGCTTTCGATGAAGCCTGTCAGTTCACGGAAGAGGTAATTCGCTTCCTTATGGGCTGGAATCGGGCCGCAGATGAAACGCTCGGCGGTGAGACAACAACAAGAGTTCGAACTATCCTGGCTTCCAATCCGCCGCTTGGATCTGAAGGCGAATGGATAATTGGAATGTTCAGGCCGTGGCTGGACCTGACCCATCCCAACCCGGCAGAGTCCGGCGAATTAAGATGGTTCATTACGGATCCTGATGGAAATGATCAGGAAACAGACGACGCCACGCCGATCGAGATTGAGGGAACCAGATACGTTCCTAAAAGCCGGACATTCATACCGGCAGCGTTAAGCGATAATCCGTTTCTTATCGACACGGGCTATCAGGCGACTTTGGACGCCATGCCGGAGCCGCTGCGCTCCGCAATACGGGACGGCAATTTTATGGCGGCCCGGGAAGATGACACCTGGCAGGTC